ACCTAATATTTGTGCGCCAACTTGAACGGCTTGTATCTTTGCATCTTGTAAATCTACTTCGGTTTGAGCCTCCATAGCTTTATATTCTTTTACTTTTTCTAAATGCTCTTCATCAAGTTTTTCTTTTTCTTCGTTAAGTTTTTTTCTTGCTGCAATTTCCTTATCTAATAATGCCTCTTGATATTCATCTTCAATATCTAACTTAGCTTGTTTATCGTCTTTAATTGCTTTTTGTTCATCATCAAACTTTTTAATTAAATCTTTTTGAGCATCCTTTGCCCTTTGTAATGCTGCTTTTTTATTAGCCTCAAATAGTTTCTTTGCATCTTCTGCTTTTTTATTAGCGTCTTTATCTTCAACTCCACTTAAATCAATTTTATTTTGATTTTCTAATTCTAAAGTTGTTTGCATTAATGTGTCCGCTGTATCTAAATAAGCCTTTTGTTCTCTACTTTTTTGATTAACAATTTCGTCTGTTCCTTTTACTTGTGCTTTTGTTATATCCTCAATAGTACTTTTTACGCCAAAAATACTTGTTTTAATCCCTAATAAAAATTTATCGGTATTACTTATATTATCTTCATTTAAAGCATCTATTTGTTTGACTGAACTCTCTGCTGCCTTTTCATATAATGCGTTGGCTTGTGCTCTTAATGCCATTGCTTTACGATATGCTGCTGACTTTTCTACAAATAATTTTTCTGCTTGATTATAATCTTTTGCAATACCTAATGTTTTACCAAACTTTTCATTATATTCTAATAATGCTTTTTGCTTATCTACTAATCCCTTTTTAGCTAAATTAAATGTACTTGCCATTTTATTAACTTCGGATTGAGCATCTTTAGCAGCATTTGTATAAGCCTCCTGAGTTTCTTTTAATGCCTTTTGTGACATTGTTGTCTTATCAAATGCAGCGGTTAATTTATCAAAGTTTGCAATCAAATAAATTATTCCTGCTATCAATGCCCCAATCCCTAAAGCACCTAATGCTAATCCAAACATTCTTGCCTTAACTGCTGCCCTTTGCATTGCGCCTCCACTTGCCTCAATAGCTGCTGCTTTTTGCGCCTCTATAAAATTAAATATTTTAGTTTTGGCAGTATTTAAAGCCACCATAGCAGCACTATCACTTTGAAGTGTAGCGTTTACTTGTTGCAATCCACTTAATAAAGCGGTTGCCCCTTGCAACTTAACTAAGGTTTTCTGTAAGTCTTCATTCTCAGAACCAAATAAAGCCATTGCACCCTGAGCAGCAGCAAAACCTCCTACTATGCCCGTTGCCATATCTCCAAAACCTTTTAAGACTACATCTGCACCATCAGTTGCTAAAGCCTTAACACGATTGTTTACATCGATAATAGTATCGGATAATTTACCTGCTCTTGCAGTTGCCTCATCAAATGCTTTACCCGTTAAACTTCCACTTGCTAATTCATTCTTTAACTCCCTTAATTCCTGTTTAAGTGTTTTTGTTTTTTCAGCCGCTTTGCCGACTGAGTCGCCTCCCTTTATATCGACCGTTAATTGTACGTTCTTTGCCATTATCTTATTTTAATTATATCAGTATCCGTTAATATGTATTCGCTTGTAGTCGCTGCCGTAATTGTTTCAAAAGTAGTATCGTCTGAGTATTTAATGACTAAGTTATTCAATGCTGAAGTCTTAACGATGTAGTAAGATTTACCCGCATTTAAACTTTCAATAGGCATAGTTATGTCAACACTACCTGTTGTTGTGTCTACTATTATAAACAATGGACTACCCTCACCACCTGTTAAGATTAAATCAGTTGTGGTGTTAATAGTTCTGTATTGTAACATCACTAAGTTATCCTTGTCAGGTGGGATATAAGTAACACCGCCACCCGTTAATACATTTGACCTTAATACTAAATCCCCTCCTTTTACTACATCTTTGATGTTGCCTGTATCTTTCCATAAATTGGGATTAGTTCCCCACGCACCACTCCCACGCCCTCCCCTTGTTGTGCTACTTGTTTTAGCAACCGCATCAATAGGGGTTAATTTTAAAAAAGTACACTTAGTTGTTTCTTTGCCGTTATAGTCGGACATTTCATACAATCGATAGTGGTTACCATCTATTTCATAAATCGGTCTAAGGCTAAGGTTGTGAACATCAAATGGGGTTAAGTTGACATAGCACTCTAACATCTTTGAGTTCTTATTATTAACCTCTTCTAATCCACGTTTGTGGAACTTATTATAAAGTCCTTGATTAGTTACGTTTATAGTTCCATTTGGAAAAGTGTAGTATAATTCCTGAGGTGTATCAAAGCAAAGGTCATAGTCAGGACTTGTTAATGTATCGTAAGTAGATGCCGCAGGATATTGCAACTCAGTAGTAAACCCTCCTATTCCTGCTTGGTTATCTCCAAAGTACCAAACATCTGATGTTGTCGCTCCATTGTAAAATAATATCTTAGGTTTGCTTTTATCGTTTCTTATTCCTTGACTAACATCGTTTTGTAAGTCAGTCGGCAATGGTCGTGCTTGTTGGTCAACCGCTTTAAAATTACTTGCTAACACCATAAGACTAAAAGGTATTTTTACCTCCTTAGTACCTTGTAAGAAATCGTTTTGAACATCTATTGTAACATCGCCAAAGGTTCGCCCCGTTCTTTGATTGTAAAGGTTGTTGTGATAGTCTTTATCTAAGTCATAAGTAAATCTATAAAACTTTTCTTTTGCACCTCCAATAGGCTTTACAGTAAACTCTTTATTGTAATCAATTTTGTAAGTCCAATCAATTATCTCAGAAGTATAATAATTATCTCTTGGTTCAATTAAGTATGTAAGGTAGCCTCCTGAGTTCGGGTCGTTAGCTTTAAAGTAATATGGTTCAATATACATATTAAACATCTTAACCAATCCCATTACGAAATCCTTTTGAGTCATCTCAGTACTTAGCAAACTATTAACATTTACTATATCTCCTGCACCATAATCTTTGTTTAAATAAATATCAAATCGTGAGTCATCAATAGCTATTTCAACTCCTGTTGTAACATTTGCCATACAAAACTTATAAGACCTTGTTGCATCTAATCTCTTATTAACTATTGTTGTAACTACTGCAACTTGTCTTGATGCACCTGCCGCTAAACTTGAAGTGAATATATAGTGTTGATTAAATACTGCTATAAAGTTTCCTAAATCATCAATCAAATAAACATTGTAAATTATTTTAAATCCTGATGGTATTGTACTGCCACTTGAATTTCTAAATACAGGTTGTAAGGTTGTGCTTATATCATAGTCATTAGTTGTGTTTAAAGTTAATGCACCCGTTGTTGTATTGTATTGTGGAATTGTAGTGTCTTTTAATACTGTGTTAAATATTATTGACTTATTATTATATAAATATAATCCTCTTGCATTTGAGTCTTTTGCAAATAATCCACTTGTTGATATATCATAACTAATCCTACTAAGTTCAATATCAGTTTCAGTTCTTATCATTCCTGAACTTTCGCCCTTGTAGATTAGTTTCTTAAAGGTATCGGTATTTATAAAGTCTGAGTAATATCTAAACCCTGCATTAAGCCAAATCTTATCCCAAAGAGTCTTAACGAAAAACCACAAATCAAAATCCCCGACTTTCCAATAATCTTGTAATTGCCCATTAGAAGTCATTACATCTGTCTGTCTACCATTTTTAATTTGAGGATAAACATACCCACTACTTGCAGTCCAACTATCTCTTATTGCAGTTCGTGTGTATGTATGGTCATAAACACTCATGTCTAAGTCTGACATCTTACGCCCCTCAATACTTTTAAAAAAGTCGGCATTCTCTCCATAGATAATCAACTCATATTCGATTAACTCTTTAGTCTTATTAATGTTTACTAACTGACAATAACCCGTAATAACAGGTAATGAGTCTTCATAATAAGTTGCCTTAACTTTTTTAGTAGGATTATAAAAAGGGTCAAACTGAACATTGCTTGAGATAAACATTGAGGCATCAAAGTAACCGCTAAACACTTGATTGTTTACTCTACTACTAGGCAGGATAATTGACTTAGTAAAATGCGACTTTCTCTGATTGGGGTCTTGAACATCATATACTGATTTCGTAACGGGAACTAAATCCTCATCCATCAACTCAATTTGATACTCGCCTATTTCTAATATTCTATCCATTAAAATCTTTGTCTATAAGATGCGTTGGTGAATTGAACATCTATCTCCTCAATAAACATTCCGTCCTTACGAGTGTCCTTATTAGTGTACGAACTTGTACTTATCTTAATCGGGTATAGTTTGCCATTCTGAAATATAAATGCTAAAGGGGATTTAATCATTTCAGCTATCCATTGACTCTCTATCGTGCTTATGTAATCCGTTCTTAACTTAATGCTACTCTCTATTCGTGTATTGAATGCTGTGTCGCCCGTTTCATAACTTGAACGGACAAAACTATTACTAACTACTGCACCACCTTGTTTAAGATAAAATGCTTTGGTAACTTCGTATGACTTATCATTTGCAAAGTTAAAATTATACGCATCAAATCGACCTAACTTGTTTAACCAAAATATTCTAACAGGTGTGTACTTGTAACAATCTCTATCTATTTGAAAGGTCACTAACTCACTCTGTGCGGTGTTACTTGCATTTAATGCTTGTATCGTGTACTTATCTACTGCATCCGTTATTATCGGTTGTGTGCCACTTGCTAAGGTCTGAGAGTTTAAACTTGCAGTCCCTACTTGACAACTTAAAAACTGCTCACTTGTTGTTGAGGTGTTAGCAAATGAATTAGTAATTACATAAGTACCAATTAAAGAACCACCAAACCCATAAGTCTTAATCTCTAATTTACTAAATGAGGTTGATAGTTTATCTTGCATCATGCCTAACTCAAAGAAATCATTTGAACCTATCCTGATTGAGCCACCTCGCAACCCTGTTAAGAAATACTTATTAGCAAAGGCATCTATAACATAGTCACGAATATAATTAGTCTTAAAAGTATCTTCATATTCAAAGGCAGTATTGACTGCTATTAAGGTATTGGAATTGCTTGGACTTCCACTAGCCACATTCGTGTTGGTAGTTCCACTTAACTCAGCAAACTGAATATAAAACTCTTTGAACACATTAGCCGCCTTATAGATGCCTGTCGTATTGTTTACTATTCCTGTGATGTCATAGCTAACTTGGTTTTGAATAGTACGCTGTGCATCAAAGTGCGCCTTATCCCCATAGATTGATTTAGGTTTAACATACTGAGCTATTGCGTTGCCTCCTACTATTGGTTTAATCTGATAAGAAAATATTGGTTGAGTATTGTTTGTATCAACTAAAAAGTCTATATGATTAAATGCTGAAACTAAACCGCTCGGTTGTTGATTGATTGTAATTGCCACAACTATAAAACAAAGTTAATAGTTTATTATTGCTACTCAAAGTCTAAGGTTAAATTAATACTTACACCTAATGCCTCCTCAATCTGTACTACTAACTTATTAAATTCATCATCACTAAAAGCCTCATCCCAATAACCATTATACGCTAAGCCTCGCATCTTAACACTCATTGCCATCCCATACGCTGCTATCTTGTTTTGTTCTGCCTTTGACTTTTCGCCCCATGGTATTCTTTTTTTAGCAGGTAAAGGGTTCATTGACTTTTGCCCTTTTTGACCTTTCATTAATATTGAAAATCCACTTGTATTAGCTGAGGTTCTTGGATTGTTTACGGACTTCTTAGGTTTACTTATTATCAATCCTGCTTGTAGTGGTATCCACTTAACTATTGACTCTACCATTTTACCGCCTACCTTAGATGTTTTAAATGAATATACACCACTATCTTTTCTTGGAGGTAATACACTACCACCTACACCTCGAACCCCTTTATTAACGAAATCGTAATAATCATTCGCCTCAATACCTATCTTTAAATTATTGCCTGTTTGAAGTAGTATCTTAGGTTGTATGCTTTGCCCTAATTCAGAACCCCTACTATTTTGCAACTCTTTATTTTTAGTTAAGGCAATCTGAGCAACTTCTACTCTTTCATTTGCCCACTTGATAACTATATCGTTTACTAAATCTAAACTCATTTTATATCCGTTTTAAATATATCTACATCCTTTAAGTATGCCATGTGATTAAGAAATTCAAATATCGGTGTCTTAAATATCTCATTCCTTTTTTCAAAGCCTACCATTTTAATAATCACATCGTACCAACCCCACTTTAAGCTAAACCAAGTACTAACTCCCCCTCCTGAAAATAGCTTGGCATATCGTGATGAAATTTCAGCATAACAGCGCAAAAAAAAACTGCAATCGGATAAGCAACCTCAATACTTAAATCGTTTTGAAACTCATTTGCTCTATCCATTATATCTCTTTCATCGGTGCATAAGGTTGCTAATATCAAATGGACATTCTCTATTATCTTATCAGGGTCTTGTGTTAATGTTCCCATTGAAACCCATTGCTCTACATTCCAATGATGTACTTGTTGAGTAACCTTGTAAACCTTACCATTCAATTCAAATTCTTTTACCCACTCATTATCTTTCATCTCAGCATCGATTAAGAATTGATACTTAGCTAACCTCTTATCAAAGTCTTTAACTAACCATTGACTTGATAATGTTTTGGGTACACCCTCAAAGATGTCGAGTATAGCCATGCCTACTTCGTATGCGTTCCCATCAAAGTGTTTAAATGCTGATTGTAGTTTCTGAAATTGTAGTATTGTTACGTTGCTGAAATTCATTACTTATAAAACAAATTTAATTAATGTTTATTGCTACCTTAAATGATACTTGCCATAGTTAGGACTTACTATCACATGACTGAGTAGGTAACGGCTACTGTCAATTCCGTGATTTAGATAATCAATAGGCTCATTAAGTGCTACTCCGTTCCTATCCGTTTTCCAAACATAACCCCTAAACTCTTTGATTAAGTTAGTTGACCTTTTAGTGATGTGTATTCTATCTAATGCCTGTATCTTTTGAATGCCATTTATTATTGAGTCCTTACCCTTTACACATGGTGTTGCATTTATTCCATAACTTCTTAAATCCGCTATTGATTTCGGTTCTGCACTATCACATACTACTAACCCACCATAAGGCTTTAAAATGTCTGCAATCGCTTTATTACTTAATTCTTTTTGATAGGCTATTTCATCTAAGATAAATTCATTGTTCCATTTGTAAACCATTACTATTGCAGTAGGGTCATTCGAATAACCAAAATCGCAACCAATACCGATATACTTAGCCTCCTGAGGAACATTGTCTATTTGATGCCAATTAGTGAAGATTGTACCTTGCACTTGTCCTATCTGACCTAATCCATATACTGACCACCAATTTCGCCAATACTCTGAGTGTTCTGCTTTATCCCTTGCCTTTTCTATTTCATTTACTATTGACTTATCAAGTGCCTCATTGTCCTTATAAGTTAATACTACAAAGTCAGTATCACTATCCTTAATCAATTCAGTATCTACCCAAAATTCAGCCACAGGATTGTAATCTAAGTATATAAACTTACGAGTCCTAATTGCCATTTGATAGTAAGCCTCCCACTCCACATTGTTGCACTCATTAACAAATAAGACATCACGCCTTGCACCTCTTAACTTAGCTGACATATCTGCACTAAAGAACTCAATGTAACTGCCATTGCTAAAGGTATAAACTAAACTTGACTTATTAAATCGGGAGTCATCATACATACCTATTAAATCCATTATCTTTAAGAAGTCACGCAATGCACCCCTCCTTAATTGTGGGATAGTTTCAGCAACTATACTTATTTCGCTTTTAGGTGTCTTAATAGCATAGTCTATAAGTAAGGGAATGATACTAAATGTTTTTGATGCACTTGTACCACCCCTTACAACTCTTACTCTTTTTTTAAGTTTAGATATCTTCTCTTGGGCTGTTGTTTTCTTTAACATTTAAATCTATGCCATTGAATAAAGGTTTTTCAATATTGATGTTCTTATTCTCAGTCTTGGTACTTGCAATCCTATGATACTCTTCCTCTGTGCCTATCAACTTATAAAGTGCCATTTGAGTTAAAGGGTTGTTACCATTGTACCATTTATTACGGAGTCCGTTCTTGACATCTATCTTGTTTTTATCAAGTGCCTCTTTTATAGTGTTGTATTCGTTGCTTTCGACTTCAAAAAATCTATAAAAAGTTGTCTTATCACAAGGCAATAAAGTAACCACATCTTCAATAAAAAAAAGTTTCTTTTTCTCTATTAAGTCAAGTGCTTGGTTGTATATTTTTATTCTATCGTATGCCATTGTTTATTATCTATTAGTTGTCCGTTTCTTTTTACTTTAATACTTGGGTCAAGTTTAATCATTCTCTTTACTATTACATCGCAATACTTCGGGTCTAATTCCATTCCGTAACATTTGCGTTTTAGTTGGTGTGAGGCTACCATTGTTGTTCCACTTCCTGTAAATGGTTCGTATATTAGATTTTCTTTTATTGTTAATTCATTAATTGCTCTTTCTGCAAATTCTATTGAAAATGTTGCTTTATGGTTTTCTAATTGATTTATTTTTTTTGTTTCCCATAAATTCCATCTACAATCACCGTATTTCTGTGATGTTAAATATTTGTCATAATTACTCATAACAAAAACAAACTCACATTTTCTTGAATAAATACCTTCTTGTGGCAAATTTATACTACCACCTTTATTCCAAATAATAGTTTCTTTTATTGTAAAAGGGTTTTTTTCTGAAAACAATATTTTCCCATAGTCATCTCTGCTTTTAGCATTATATGATATATTCCAAACAACGCTGTGTATGGGTTTTAAAATTAACAATACATTTGTTAAAATACTAATCGAAAAATCAAAATATTCTTCTTTGCTTTTATTGTCAAAATCATTTTGATATAAACTTTCAACTCTTTTTCCGTGTGAAAACAAGTCCCCACTTCCTCCGCCTTGATTATATGGTGGACTTGTAATACAGCTATCTGCTTTTTCTCCATTCATTAACTTAGCCACTTGGTCACTATCCGTACTATCCCCACATAACAATCTATGTTCTCCTATCTCGTAAAGGTCACCCAATATAGTTATAGGTTCTTCAGGTGGTTCTTCATTAAAGTCATCCTCAACCGCCTCCAACTCTGTTTCTAAATTAATCGGTACATCTAATCCCCATTCTTCTAACTGCTCAACTTCCCATTCATTAGCTAATATATCCCAATCCCATTCTCCACCGCTTACATTGTCTTTAATTAAAAACTCCCTCTGTTGCTCTTCTGTTAAGTTTTCAGCCACTATTATAGGCACTTCGGTAAGTCCTATCTCTTGACACGCTTTAAGTCGCATATTGCCACCTAATACAATCATGTCTTTATTTACTACAATAGGTCTGAGTTCTAACATCTCAGGAAACTCTTGGATTGACTTACATAGCTTTTTAAACTTATCGTCTTTAATCAATCTTGGATTGTTTGGATTGATTAGTATTTTATCTATTGATATTTTTTTATGCTTACTCATTCTCTAATTCAATTAATTTATTCAAGTACCATTGTGCCTTGGACAAATCTTCCACTCCGTTTTTATGTTCATACCTATCTAAATACTTTAATATGTTTCCTTTTAAGTAACCTTTGAACTCTCCTGCAGTTAGATTATCTTGTATGCGTTCTATTGTTTCTTTAGACTTACTCTTATAGTGTGAGGGGTTTATGTTGTCTTTCATTAGTTTAATTCAAATCTAAGTTTATTGTTTTCAATCCTTGTTAATAGTTCCTCATTACTTACTGACTTCATTATTCTTTCAATAGTAGCATCGTCATTGTTTACCCACATTGTTTTATTTTCAGTTTCAGTTAAGGTGTATAATCTTGGATGTGTTAATGTTGGAGGCTTACCTACTTCACTTAATCCCCATCCTATAATTACATCACCCTTTTTATAATATGAAGTCATTACTGCCATTGTAGAAAAGTCCTCAGCGTTTCCTTTGCGTGGCATCAATTCGTAACCTTGAGTCTTAATGTATTCGGTAAATGT